TCTACGTCTTGTTTCAGCAAGGTTCTTGACCTCTGAGTTTAATGCTTCGTTTGCTGTCTTAAGATTTCTGTTCATTAAGTAACTTGCTTCAAGCTCGTCCTTAAGAAAACTGATCTCGTCATCCCTAACCTCAAGCTCTTTCACCATCTCTTCATGTGTTAGATCCTCGTATCTATTCATTCGTATCTCCTTTAGCTATCTTAGCTATGTGTTCTCTTATTCTGGCTATCATAGGTTGCCAGTCATAATACCCGTCGCAAGTGTCTCTTTGTGCATAGGAATCAAGCAACTGCTTAAACGTCCTGTTACCATACATACCTTTAGGTGGTATATCTTTAAGGGAATAGTGCCTAACTAATACCTCTCTACCAGTAGCCTTATTAGTTGCGTAGGTGTAGTACACTCCACATGGTGTACTTATATCCCACCCTAACTGCCATCCATTACTCATGTATTACCTCCATGATTTCTCCTGCTACTTCTGCCATACCAGTACATTCATGCCTTGCTTTACCAGTTACTAACTTATTACCAAGGCTTTCGTTATGCCTTAAAGAATCGTAGTCATCCTGATAGCCTAAGCATAGTCTCTCTATAAGCCTCATCTTTTTCTTGTACTTACCAAACACTATTAACCTCCTAGTTATTTAGTTTAGTTATATTAGTATAGTTAGAGTGGAGTCACTCCACTACTCCAGTAGAGCTACTCCACTACTCCAGTGGAACTACTCCACCAGTCCGTCCTTCAGGTGCTGTACCCAAGCTAACAACTTCTGTTCGTTGGTTACTCCTTCTGGAATATACCAAGGCACACCTTCGAGAACGTCCTCTCCGTCTATTAGTCTTTGAACCTTATCCTCAACACTGCATAGCAGGTAACGAGAGTAAGCAATTCTGTTCTCTTTGGTTTCTTCCTCAAAGTTTCTTTTTATCATGTGCATTACTTCTTTACCTTTACACGTTTAGTAAGACCGAACTTAACAGGTGCTTCCTTAGGTTTTGCTTGCTTACTACAGGTACTGTCCTTATAGTACCTGCATCTACTCTTTAAGCAATTCCAGCCTAGTCTATGTCCCCATACTGTACTCAAATCACTGATACCTAAAGGACATTTAGATGTCTCTGTTACCTGCATTACGCCATCCTTAGGCTTACTAAAATCCATATCTATCTGCATATTAACCTCGCTTCCTTGGTAAGCTGGTAGTATATATTACCTTACCGTTATTTAACTCTACACCCATGCCATGACTATCAAAGTTGAACCCTTTGATACCTTCTAAAGGTCTGTAACCTTTACGTATAAGTATGTTTTCCATACTGTATCTCCCCGCTACATATTACTGTAGCTCTAATGTTATTTGGACTAGTATAAGACTAGCCTATACTCTAACTAAGACTCGAACTTAGCTTAGGTAATTCACCTAATAAACACCTGTTTTAGAGTGCTTGAACTAGTAATTAAGGGTAAGAATCATGCAATTTATAGGTAATTTTGAACCCACCTATCCTAGTAGACAGATATCCCTGCTCTTTCCAGTACATAACTATCTTGTTATAGGTTGCAAATGTAATCTTAAATCATATTTTTTATATCGGTGTCGGGGATTTGAACCCCGACAAGTACACCAGTACACCGATTATTTTACTAGGCGATTAATGACTGAATTTCAGCTAATAGGGCAACGCCTTCTAGTCGTCTTGCCTCTATCAGTTTTTCA